ATGCCATCGCTTTCCACGTCTTCGCGGCGGGCGCGGCGCGTCAAGCGCACGCAGTCCGAACCCGTGCGTCCGTCCGCAGAAGTATGGGCGGTACTCGAACGGCTGGGCGTCGACCCGGTCGAGCATTTTGCCCGCCTGCTCCTCGATGGCAGTGGCGCCGACGAAAAGCGCAAGGACGAAGCCGCCAAGCAGCTGCTGCCCTATTGCTATGCCCGCCGGGCCACGCAGGCATCGTTCGATGACCAGGGCCAGCTGGTGGGCTACGTACTGTGCGAGGGGTAGGCCAGGTGCCGCTGGTGCCGACTTATGTGGGCCGCCCGGCGTTCCGGCCGCTGCACCGGCGCACCCAGCGCTGGGCGATCGCCGTCGCCCACCGGCGCGCGGGCAAGACGGTGGCCTGCGTCAACGAGCTGATCGACCAGGCACGGCGCTGCCCGCGCGACAACCCGCGCTATGCGTATATCGCGCCCCAGCTGAACCAGGCGAAGGACATCGCGTGGCAGTACCTGAAGCAGTTCTCCAACTATCTCGGGTGCGTCCGCGCCAATGAAAGCGAACTGTGGATCGAGTTCCCACGGGTCCGCCCCGACGGCAGCGATGCCGGCGCGGCGCGGGTGCGGATCTACGGCGCCGACAATCCCGACCGGCTGCGCGGCCTCTACCTGGATGGCGCGGTGCTCGACGAATTCGGCGACATGGATCCGACGACCTGGACGCGGGTGATCCGGCCGGCCTTGTCCGACCGCAAGGGCTGGGCGGTGTTCATCGGCACGCCGAAGGGCAAGAACGCCTTCCACGCCTTGTGGCTCGACGCCCAGGCCGACGATCGCTGGCTGGCGCTCAGCCTGAAAGCTTCGGAAACCGGCCTGCTCGACGCCGAGGAACTGGCCGACGCCCGGCGCATGATGAGCGAGGACGAATACGCTCAGGAATACGAATGCAGCTTCGAGGCTGCGGTGCGCGGCGCCTACTATGCCAAGGAAATGAACGAGGCGGAGGCGAGCGGGCGCCTCGGTGCGGTGCCTTACGATCCCCGGCTGCCGGTGCACACCGCATGGGACCTGGGCGTCGCGGACAGCACCGTGATCTGGTTCCTCCAGGTCCACGGCAACGAGACGCGGGTGATCGACGTGCTCAAGGGAGAAGGCGTCGGGCTCGACTGGTATGGCCGGCGGCTGCAGGAGCGCGATTACCTCTGGGGAAACCATTACCTGCCGCACGACGTGGAAGTGCGCGAGCTGGGCACCGGCAAGAGCCGCAAGGAAGTTCTCGCCGGGCTCGGCATCAAGGTGACGGTGTGCCCGAACATCCCGCTCGCCGACGGCATCCAGGCGGTGCGCATGCTGCTGCCGACCTGCTGGTTCGACCAGGCCCGGTGCAAGGACGGGATCGAGGCGCTGCGCATGTATCGGCGCGACTATGACGACAAACGGCAGGAGTTCCGGGTGCAGCCGCTGCACGACTGGACCAGCCATTACGCCGATGCCTTTCGCTATTTCGCCGTCGCGCACCGCAACGCCGGGCCTGCGCGCAAGATCAACTACAGCTCGAGAGGGATTGTCTGAATGATCGACGTATCCCCGGAACTGCTGACGTTCCTGCGCGAGGAATACGATCGCTGCCGCGACGACACGCTCGAGGACGAGCGGGCCACGGCGATCGATCGCTACAACGGCGAGCCCTATGGCGACGAGGAGGACGGCCGCAGCCAGGTGGTGGCGCGCGATACCGCCGAAGTCGTCGACTACATGGTGATCTCGATCTTGCGCACGATCGTCTCGGGTGACCGGGTGGTGGAGTTCGTGCACCGCAACTCCGACGCCGCGGCACAGGCGACCGAGACCATCATGCACCTGCTGATGGACGACCAGGACGGCTACACGATCATTCACGACTGGCTGAAGGCCGGGCTGCTGGAGAAGAACGCGGTCGCCATGACCTACGGCGAGCCGCAGCCGTCCAGGCGCCAGGTGCTGCGCAGCGTGCCCGACATCGCGCTGGTGCAGCTGGAGGAACAGGGAGCCCGGATCGTCGAAGCCGAGCTGGTGGCCGAGACGCTCGAAGGCGCGGTGTTCGACGTCGCGGTGGTGCAGGAGGAGCCGCCCAGGTTCTGCGATGCCGCGGTGCCGAACGAGGAGTTCTACTGCAGCCCCAATGCGCGCACGATCACCGAGGCCGCGCTCAAGGGCCGGCGGGTGCGCAAGACGCTGTCCGATCTGGTGGCGATGGGCTTCGACGCGGCCGAAGTGGAGGCCATCGCTTCCGACGCGGGCTTCGACACGCTGCTGGCCGATGCGCGGGACGAAGGCCGCTGGACCGACACCGCGCGCCGCGGCGCCGCCCGGGCGATCTGGTGGCACGAGGAATACGCCCGCTTCGATGCCAACGGCGATGGCGTGGCCGAACTGCTTTACATCCAGCGCACCGCCGACTTCGAAGTGTTCGCGGTGGAGGAACTGTCCGACCCCGAGGACCATCCGTTCGAGGACTGGTGCCCGTTCCCGATGCAGCACCGCCGGATCGGGCAGAGCCTGTTCGACAAAGTCGGCGACATCGAGCGCATCCGCACGGTGCTGTTCCGCCAGGCGCTCGACGGGATTTACCTGGCCAACAACCCTTCGACTTATGTGCACGAACAGTCGATCGGCGAAAACACCATCGAGGACCTGCTGACGGTCCGCCCCGGGCGCCTGATCCGCTGGACCGGCAGCGTGGCCCCGGCAGAACGGCAGGGCAACTTCGACCCCTCGTCCGGCTTTGCGATGCTCGAACAGATGAACGGCGAGCGCGAGAGCCGCACCGGGATCACCCGCCTCAACCAGGGCCTCGATGCCGATGCGCTGAACAAGACCGCCACCGGCACCGCGCTGATGCAGGCGCAGGGGCAGCAGGTGGAGGAATACCTCGCGCGCAACTTCGCCAATGCCCTGGCCCGCCTGTTCACCAAGAAGGCCCGGCTGCTGAAGCGCTACGGCAAGCCGATTACGGTGCCGATCGACGGCGAGTTCGTGGAAGTCGATCCTTCGCTGTGGCCCGAGGACATGATCGCCCGCCCGCGCGTGGGGCTCGGCTCTGGGCGCAAGGAACAGCGCATTGCCTATCGCCGCGAACTGATGGCGATCCAGGCCGAAGCCATGGCCGCGGGCTTGTCGATCGTGGATGAAGGCAAGCTGTTCAACGCCGCCAGGGGTTTCGTGAACGACGTGGGCCTGGGCGATGTGGGCGAATACTTCAACGATCCGGCCAAGCCGAAGCTGGACCCGATGACCGGCGAGCCCCTGCCGCTGCCTCCCCCGCCGCCCGACCCGGCGATGGCGAAGGTCGAAGCGGACACGCAGGCGAAGCGGTTCGAGCTGCAGATGAAGTTCCAGGGCCAGCAAGCGCAGCTGCAGCTCAAGCTGATGGAGATCCAGGGCAAGCTGGCGCTGGCGCAGGAAGACGCCGCGGCGAAGCTGCAACTGGAGCAGCAGAAAGCGTTCGTCGAAGCGCACCTGGCGCAGATGGAAATGCAGATGATGGCGCAGCTTCCGGCCGGAACGCGGATCGACACCATGCGCAAGGGTGGAGCGCTGAACAAGTGAGCGACCTGACCGACGCCCAGCGCCTCGCCCGCGCCGAACATGCTCGCCGCGCAATGGAGGAATTCCTCGCCCCCGCGTTCGAGCAGGCCCGAGCCGCTTATGCCGCGCGGATGGTGGAGATTGCCGCAACTACCCCGTGGGAATCGGGCAAGATCACCGCGCTCGCCAATGCGGTGCGGATCGTCGACGAAGTGGAAGCGCAGATCGGGGCGCAGGTTGCCGATGGGGCCGATGCCCGCGGCAAGATGATCCGCGCCGACCGGATCGAGGCGCTGACGCCGGCAAAGCGGCGGCTGCTGAACATCGGGGCTTTCTAGCGGCGCAAAAATCCTCCCCGCGTCGGGGAGGTGGCGCCGGCCGCAGGCCGGTGTCGGAGGGGATTCCCCACCTGGTGCAACATCGATGGGAGAGCCTTCGCTGACGTTCGCGGCGGCGGCGAATCCCCTCCGACGGCCGCTGTGCGGCCGCCACCTCCCCCACGGGGGAGGATTTATTCCTACCCTCACCCGAAAGGACTCCCAGTGACCCATCCGGAAACGGAAGTCGGCGGCGCCAACGATACTGTCGTTGCTGCCGAACCGACGATCGAAGATCGTTTCGCAGCCTTCGCCGGTGACGACGAGGGCGAGGACCAGCCCGGGGAAGCGGCGGCAGAGGCGGAAGCGCCCGAGACGGCGGAGCTCACCCCCGAAGACGTGACCGAAGCGCCTGAAGCGGAAACCCCGCCCATCAAGCCGCCGGTGTCGTGGACCGCCGAGGAGCAGGAGGCGTTCAAGACCCTCCCGCGCGCGATGCAGGAAACGCTCACCCGCCGCGAGGCCGAGCGCGAACGCTTCGTGCAGTCCAAGGCGCAGGAGGCCAAGCAGGCCCGCTCTCAGGTCGAGAGCGAAGCCCGCTCGGCCATCGAGCAGCTGCAGGAGACCTATTCGGCTCAACTGCAGGTGCTCATCCCGCAGATCCCGGAGCGGCCGAGCCACCAGCTGCAGGCCGACGATCCGTGGGAATACGCGAAGGCGATGGACGTCTTCGAGCGCACGGTTGCCCAGGTGCAATATGCCCAGCAGCAGCTGCAGACGATCCAGCAGCAGCGCGAACAGGCCGAACAGACGGCCCGGACGCAGGAGGTGCAGCGCGAAGCTGCGGCCCTGCGCGAGACCCTACCCGAGTGGTTCGACGAAACCGAAGGGCCGAAACTGCGCCAGCGCGCGCAGTCCATCGCCCAGCATCTCGGCTACTCGGCAGAGCAGTTGAACGACGCCACGGCGAACGAAATCTCCGCGCTCGTGAAGGCCAGCGGCTGGAAGGCGAAAGCCGAAAAGTACGACACCCTCATGGCGAAGAAGATGGAACAGGTCCGCGCTGCCAAGGAATTGCCCCGGGTGTCCAAGCCCGGCGTTCCGGCAGGCAAGGGGGCCATCGCCAACGAGCGCTACACTGCTGACCGCCAAGCGATGAAGTCCGGCGACCGCGACGCAACCGCGCGCGTGTTCAGCAACTTCGTCTGACCCTCTCCTGGCCGGCGCGACCGGCCGAACTACGAAAGCGAGCCAAATCATGGCAGCCCCAACCGGAACCACCCAGACCTACCAGGCGGTAGGCCGCCGCGAAGACCTGACCGACGTCATCCACGACGTCAGCCCTACCGAGACCCCGTTCTATTCGGCGATCGGCAAGGCCTCGGCCTCGAACACCTATCACGAATGGCAGACCGATGCGCTCGCGGCGGCCGTCGGCACCAACAAGGTCGTCGAAGGCGACGATCCCGGCAACGACACGATGGATCCGACCGTCCGCCTGGGCAACTACACCCAGCTGATGGATAAGGTGATCCAGGTGTCGAGCACCCAGCGCGCGGCCAACAACGCCGGCCGCGGGGACGAGCTGTCCTACCAGCTGTCGAAGCGCTCGAAGGAGCTGAAGCGCGACATCGAAGTCTCGCTGACCGGCAACTATGCCAGCGTGGCCGGCAACAGCACCACCGCGCGCCAGCTGGCCGGGTTCGAGGCCTGGCTCCAGAGCAACGATAGCCGCGGCACCGGCGGGGCCAATACCGCCTTCACCGGCGGCATCCAGGCGGCGGCCACCGATGGCACCCCGCGGGTCTATACCGAGACCCTGCTGACCGACGTGCTGCAGCTGTGCTGGGAGAACGGCGGCGATCCGTCGATGGTCATGGTCGGCGCGTTCAACAAGAAGAAGATGAGCGGCTTTGCCGGCATCGCCGAACAGACGCGCGACACCGGCAACAAGCGCGCGACGATCGTCGGCGCGGCCGACGTCTACGTGTCGGACTTCGGGCAGGTGGACATCGTCGCCAACCGCTTCTGCCGCGCTCGCACCGCCCTGGTGGTCGATCCGTCGATGTGGAAGGTCGCCTACTACCAGCGCTTCAAGACCGAGGACCTGGCGAAGACCGGGCACTCCGATCGCAAGATGCTGTCGGTCGAACTGACGCTCGAAGCCTGCAACGAAAAGTCGAGCGGCTGCGTGGCGGACCTGACCACGGCCTGATCGCCCAGATCCTCCCCGCAAGCAGGGAGGTGGCGCCGGCCGTAGGCCGGTGTCGGAGGGGATTCGCCTCCTGGTGCGGCGCCTGCGGAACAGTGCTTCCCGGTTGCGTCGGCGGCGGCGTGGTGGGGCGGGTTCGCTCCCCCTCGTTCGAGGGCGCCCAGATCCTCCCCGCCGGGGGAGGTGTCGCCGGCCGCAGGCCGGTGACGGAGGGGGCTGGCCTGGTGAATGCCTCGCCCCTTCCACCGCCCTGGCGGGCGGTCCCCCTTCCCCGGTGGGGAAGGATCTTCTCACCCGATCGCAAGGAACTCCGATGACCGATCTTTCCCTGCTCGATGAGAGCGTTGCCGAACTGCTCGACGCCGCGGCCGGTCTACCGGTTGAGGACCTCATGGTTCTCCTGGCTGCCGAGAACGCCGGCAAGACGCGCAAGAACGCCGTTGCCGGGCTCGAAGACCTGCTCGCGGCGCAAGGGTCTTTCTGCGGCGGCGTCGAGATCGTCGAGAACGTCACCGAGGCCACCACCGTGCACATCGGCGATGGTCGGCGGCTCGCTCCGGGCGAAAGCGCAGAAGTTGCGCCCGAAGTGGCGGCGATCCTCGTGGCCAGCGAGCTGTGCCGGTGAAGCGGCTGCTCGACCACGATCCGCTGTCGGGCCTGACCACCTGGCACAACTACGACGAGTCCAGCGACACCACGATCCTGACCCACGAGCAGGACGCGCAGCCGCTGCTCGACGCCTGCAAGCGCGACAGCAACCACGCCGACCGCAAGCTCGGCGCCATCGCGCACGTCGCCTCGGTGCCGGTGGGCGTGCAGCTGGAATGGGTCACGAAATACGGCGTCCGGATGTGGGACCCGGACCACAAGCCCGCCGTGGCGCGCCTGCTCGACGGTGAATACAAGCACCTGAAGCGGCTGCCGATCCACATCGGGGGCTACTGATGGGCAATCCCGCCACCTGGATCGAACTGCAGGCCGAGCTGCTCGCCGATGCGATGCGCGAGGACGATGAGGACCTCGCGGCGCGCGTGCCGGCGTTCATCGGCCGCGCGGAAAGCCATTTCCAGCGCGAACTGTTCAGCCCCGAGCGCGAGGCGCAGGCCGCGCTGACGGTGACGAACGCCACGGCCGCGTTGCCGGCGGACTTCGGCGGTGCCAAGTCGGTGTGGATCGATGCTCCGATCGTGCGGGTGCTCGATCGCCTGACGCCAGACGCGCTGCGCCAACGCTATCCGGCGCAGGAAACCGGCATGCCGCTGCACTTTGCGATTCAGGGCGAAACGATGCTGTTCGGGCCGGTGCCGGCGGACGGGAAGACGATCGAACTGAGCTACATCGAAGGCATCCCGCCTCTCGGTGAGAGCCAGCCCACGAACTGGGTGCTGGCCGCCCATCCCGACGCTTATGTCCAGGGCGCGCTGACCGAGCTCTACGAATTCACCGAGCATTTCGACAAGGCGGCGCTGTGCCGTTCGAAACGCGATGCGATCCTGGCCAGCATCAACCGTGCCGGGCGGCGGCGCAGGACCAATTCAGGCCCGCTCGTGGCCTCTGCCGGCCTCCTCCAGACCTCGCGCGGGGCGCGCGCCTAACCCCTCCGAAGGAGCCCGACGATGGCCACTGCAAGTCAAGCCGACATTACCGCAACCCCCGAATGGGTCGATGCGACCGCCGCCAATGCCGCGCTCGCCGGCGCCGACGTGCTGATCCAGAACGTCGGCCGCGACGTGGTCAACGTGGTGTTCGCCGGTGCTTCGGCGCCGACCGACAAATCCGGCATCGCCCTGGGCCCGCGGGACAGCGTGCAGGGCAACGCCGCAAACATCTGGATCCGCGGCGGCGGCACGGTCTCGGTGGCGCTGATCTGATGCGGATCGTGAACGGCGCACGCCATCACAATCAGAGTGGTGCGGGTGGGGGCTCGAGCCTGATCCCTAACCGTCTCGGTTTCATCGGCGACAGCATCATGGAGCGCAACCACCTCATGAACACGGGTGGCACGGTATCGCTTGGCCAGGGTGTGGGCGAAGTGAATTGGGCCCACGCCTATCACCCGTATTTTGAGATGGATACGTGGTACGACACCTCGGTGCCTGTCCGCTTCGCTGCTGGAATGAACGACGGCATCTCAGGTGAGGACAGCTCTGATCTTCTCACACGCCTTGCGCCGTTGGTGGCGCGAAGGCCCAGCACCGTCCTTGTGTCGATCGGCACCAACGATGTTCTTCAAAGCGTCGCCCCGGCCACGGCGCTCGCGAATATCCAGGCGATCTGTGCCTTCTACCTGGCTCAGGGCATCCGGGTAATTCTTGCCACTGTACGACCGTTCGGTGTTGCGGGCATTCCTGACGCAGACGCCAGGTTGACCATTCTCGCCGACCTGAACACCGCTATTCGAAGCTATGCTGCCGCGACCTTCAACGTAACGCTGTGGGACGCCTACGCAGCCTATGATGATGGCAGCGGGCGCCCCAAGGCCGGATATCTCAATGCGGACGACGTCCATCTGGCCCGCACTGGCGCGCAGTTTGCGGGACGCGATCTAGCCTCGGTTATTGCTTCGGTCAGCTGGTCTTCAAGCGACGTGCCCACCGGGATTAGCCTGGCAACCAACGCGGCATTGACAGGGACCGGCGGCGTAGAAGGCGGGCGCGTCACGGGCGACACTGCGACTAGCTGGCGGTTTGCTTCATCGGGCGCCGGAACGGCAACGGCAGTCAATTCCAAAGACGGCAGCGATCGTCAGGTTGTGACGTTCACGCCTCAGGCAGCTGGCGAGAGCGCGGAAGCATTTCTGCTTAGCAGGTCCTCGGGCGGCGTTGCCCTGACACCCGGCAATTGGATCAAGACTCACGCGCGAGTGCGACTAAGCGCGTGGGACGGGTGGCGAGGGGTGATGCATCAGAACATGCCCACCGCCGGCCTCGCTAACACCAGCGCCACCGCTGTCATCGACGCGCCGAACGAACAGGTGCTGGACATCATTAGTCCGCCGCACCTCGTGACAGCGGGTGTGGTAAGTACCTCCCCAGTGCTTCGCTTCGACATTGACGGAACGAAGGTGGGTGGGAGCGGCACAGCGATCATCGAGCATTTTGGGATTTACGAAGTGCCAGACCCGCGGCCGAGCCATTGACGTCTAGCGGCCGGATCGCCACCCTCGGGGGATGAAGACCCCGGAAAGCCGCCTCGCCCAAGCTGACAGCATTGCTCAGCGCCTTGCCAATTCTGAGGCCGATCCTGCCACACGGTCCGCCCTTCTCGACCTGGTGGCGCTAGTTCGAGCGGAAATCGAGGCGAACGGCTTCAGCTACGAATAAGCGAATCCGCCGGCACGTCTTGGCGCACAATCGCCCGGGCGCCGATGATTGCCCGATCACCGATGGTAACGCCCTTCATGATTACCGCGCCGTGGCCGATCCAGACGTCATCACCGATGATCACTGGCGCAGCGGAAATGCCGGGATCGGTGCGCGGGTGGCCTCGCAAGAAGATCGCTTCCGTCTGAGCGAAGCGCGCTTCTGGGTCCATCGGGTGACTGTTGGTGTCGTGAATATGAACGTCGAACGAGACTAGGACACGGTTGCCGATTTTTACGCCTCCGGGACTGGACGACCAAACCGTCGACCGGGGTCCGAGATAAAACCAATCACCAATGTCGATCCGCCCTTCATGGGCGAAGACTTGCAGAGATCCATCGACAAAGCCGTTCGCGCCGATCCGCACGCGGCTTTGATCACCATGGATATTCAGAATCTCACCGCCGGGACCGAAGCGTGAGCCGGGACCAATAATGCCGCTCGATCTGGCGGCTCCGGTGGCAAGGTGTGTGGACAGGCGCCTTCGCAGACGTTGATAGGTGCGGAAGACTGACACAGATCACTCGGCTAGCGGAATCTCGCCGCGATGCAAAGCTGGCTGGCGGTGAGTTCGCGGCGCCGCAAGTCAGGTCGTCAGATCTGAACGTAAGGCATTTCGCGTACAGCTGCCCATTGCTGCTCCGCTGTCGTCCCGGACCATTCGTTGCGCAGGGTGGATGGGCGCCAGGCAGTCTCAGGGTCGAGGTGACCTGATCTTGTGAAGAAAGCATTGCCTCCGGCGGTCGAAACGGCAGCAAGGCCATAGCCATTCCGCTGCGCCAACCTCGTAAGTGCTGTCAGCGAGGCGCCGTGGTACCAGCCCGTTCGGTGCTTCTTGGATCTGTCGAACGATGGGTCATATTCGACGGTAACCGCATTGTGCAGGAAGCTTGCGTTGTACTCGACGACTAGAATGGCTGGATTGGTCTCGATGAGGGCTTCAGTGAACCAGTAGTCGTTTCCATCAACGTCAATCGAAAGCACGCCGATCTCTGGGAACGCGCTTCGCACGATATCGAGATTCTCCAGCGTCAAGAATCGCTGCTGCGTGGTGATCGACTTGGGTAGGAAGTGGCGCGCATCCTCAACATGATGAGGATTGCCGTCAATCAAGAGACCTTGGTGATCGTCAGTCAGCGCGGCGCAATTGAACTCCGCAGGATGGAAGCCGAACTCGACGAAGGTCTTGGGCGCTGACAACTCGTCAGAAAGTCTTCGAAGGATCGCTCCTTCATCCGACTGTCCCGTTACCCCATTCTTCATCCGTTTACGGATGACCGCGTGCCGAACAGCCGGGATGCTCTTTGCGAATTCTCGGATCATTCTCACTGCGTATTCCCCTGATGCCGCAACCAGCCGGCATCGGCTTAGCTCAGAAATACAAAGCAGGCATCTATGATCGAAACCGTCAAAGCCCCGCCCGCCTCGCGCGAGACTTGGCTCCCCATGCTGGTGGAACAGATCAATCGGGCGCTGCGCGGTGTGAGCCTCTGCAACCTTCCGACTTACGATGACGACGCCGCGGCCGGGGCCGGCGGGCTGGTGTCGGGTCAGTTCTACAAGACCGCTGCCGGCGCAGTGATGGTCAAGCTCTAAGGATCGCCGATGCCCTCCAGTCATACCCCTCGAAATCGCCTGGAAATGCAGAATCCGGGCGAGAACGACAACCAGTGGGGCGAGCGGCTCAACAGCCGCACGATCGCGCTGGCCGATACCGCGATGGACGGGTGGACGAAGTTCGCCCTGTCCGGCCCGAAGACCCTGACCGTGGCAGACGGCGATGCCGACGAAGCGCGGGCGCGGGTGCTTCACGTGACCGGCGGCGCGGGCGGGACGGTGACCATCCCGGCGGCCGAGAAGCTGTACATGGTGCTGAACCAGGCTTCGGGCAGCGTGACGATTACGCTCGGCTCCGGCGATACGGTGGAGGTTCCGACCCAGACCGCGCAGTGGATCTTCACCGATGGCGCGGACGTGTTCACCGACACGGTCTCGATCGACACCGCGGTTGGCCTGGCGCTGCGCACCGCGGCCAGTGAAGCGGCGGCGCGCGCGGTGCTGCAGCTCGGCAATGCGGCGCTGCTGGCCAAGGCGACCACGGCGCAGACCCGCGCTGCAGCCGGTGACGCGGCCCTGACCGCGGATAACATCGGCAGCGCCTCGGCGATCGTCGGCCTGTCCGATGCTTCGACGGTTCCGCTGAACTGGGCGGCGGGCGTCAACTTCGACGTGGCGCTGGGCGGCAACCGAACGCTCGGCAATCCGACGGGCGTGGTGGTGGGCACGACCCGGACGGTGATGGTCAAGGGCGGCAGCGCCACCCAGCGCACGCTGTCGTTCGGTTCGGCCTACAAGGGCTTCCTGCCGGTGCTGGCGGATATCACCAGCGCCAAGTTCTACCTGCTGACCCTCTTCGCCTATGCCAGCGACTACATCGTGGTCTCGGTGCTGGACGCGGGGAATTGAGCGTGCTGCCCGGGATGCCTTCGATCATGGGTGGGGCGATCACCCGCTTTGCGGTGTTGACTGCGGGCACCAGCTGGATCGTGCCGGCGGACGTGACCCGCATCAACGTCCATTGCTTCGGCGCCGGCGGGAACGGCGGGGCCAGCAATCCTTCGAATACCCGGGGCGGTGGCGGGGGCGGCGCCGGGGCC